CTAAGCGAATTAAAGAGATGAGGATGGAAGCTCATCGTCAGCAAAAGAAAGATCGCGAGCGAATGGAACTGTTTTCGGTCTCATCTAAAAAAACTAGGAAGGAGTTTATCCCTTATGTCCCGCAACCGGTTTATCGCAAGGATGAACAGATCTATGCAAGCGCAACAAGCGAATTCCGACATCAGGCGTCAGCAACATCAAAGCCAAGTCGAACAGAATACTCCGGAGACTACATCGTCGGAATCGCAACCATGCACAAATCAAACCTCGTCCCAGTCGGAAGAGGCGACAACCCCGAAGACTACTCAACAATGAGAAGGAATTAATATGAACCGTTCTGAAATGATTGAAATGCTCCGTGACCGCGTATGTGTGGTTAAGTTTACTAAGGTAGATGGTGAGGTACGCGAGATGGCATGCACGCTTAACGAGAATGCTATACCAGATACTATGAAGCCTAAGAATGCTACAACCTCTTATTCGGAGGAAGTAATTAAGGTCTTTGACGTAAACAAGACTGGCTGGCGTTCCTTTAAGGTTGATTCGGTACAGATGTTTGAATCTCTGATCCCATAAATATGTTTACTCTGCGGAGAAAGTGTGGTATAATAGTTATATTATTAATTGGAGAGGCACAAAATGGCAATCGGTAAAAAGTTCTTAAAGAAAACTGTTAGGGTAAGACCTAAGACTGGAATAGCTGCAGCGCCTCTTATTGACGATTTCTATAAGCTTAAGTTTTACTTCCACTACGAACTAGAGGTTAAAGAAATCTCTTCAGTCGTTAAGCCTTGGATTAAAGCTACTTTCTCCAAAGAGGACGCTAAGGCTATTCTAGCTAATCCTGAATATCATTTTACTATGCATCCGCACTTTGCTACCTGCATCTATTGGTCACAGCGTCCTGATGCTGAATTTCCCGAACCTTATAAGAAATGGTTTGATATATGCAAAGCTTACTATGCGGATCTTATAGAGATTGGTAATGCTATTCTTATAGAGAAAGCTGACAACACAGAAGAAACAACAAGTAACGTTGTTAAGCTTAATCCCTATCAGAGAACAATTAACAAGATCAATGATACTGTTATGCAGGATCTTTTGGATCTAGAAGATAAGTGGATAGATGGGGATAATAAAGCTACTGTTGATCTATACCAGCAGTTTAAAGTACACGGTCTTACAGGCTCCGCAGCGGACCATGTACGCAAAGTAATAGATCAATGGATAGAAGAATATACTGATGCCTATAGCGGCTCGTGTGAGCAAGCTACGGAGGCATACAAGCATGTTACAAAGCCTGCTCTCAAAGCTAGGATTAAAACATGTGAAGCAATGCTCGTTGATTTAGATAAAATCAAGAGTGCTGCTAAGGCAACCCGTAAGGTTCGTGTTAAGAAACCTCAGGCTGCTGATAAGCAAGTGTCTAAGCTTTCATACTGCAAGGAAGATAACGAATTTAAGATTGTTTCGATAATTCCTGCTATAATCGTTGGCGCTATGAGACTATATGTCTTTAACGTTAAAACAAGAGAGTTAACTGAATATGTTTCCGAGTCAGTTAATGGATTCGAAGTGAAAGGTACTTCATTGCAAAATTTCGGGGGTGGATCACGTAAGGTAAGGTTACGAAAGCCTGACGAGTTCCTGTCAATTGTACAGTCTAAAACACCGAGGCAAATTGATAACGAATGGAAAAAATTAACTACAAAGACAAGCGAACCAAATGGGCGGATCAACAAGGACTGTGTCTTGTTACGTGTATCTGCCTCATAAGTATAGCACTCAGATGGGATTATTCCCAACCCCAAGCTGCTGTACAAGAATCTGAACTACCCTATAGCTACTTGGACTTCTCCTATATAATAGAAGAACCAATTAAAGCTTCAGATCTATTAGCAGAGCAAGATCTTCGTTGCTTGGTATTGAATAGCTATTATGAAGCTAGGAATCAAGAGGAAGAAGCTATAATGGGAGTAGTTATGGTTACTCTCAATCGATTAAAAGATCGGCGCTATCCTAATAACGTCTGTGATGTTATTAAGCAAAGTAAGACCGATTATAGGGGTAGGATTATACTCAATCAGTGTCAGTTCTCCTGGTACTGCGACGGCAAATCCGATAACCCTAAAGATAGTGTAGCATATATGCGTGTGCAAGATGTAACAGAAAAAGCTTTGCTTCTCTGGAATTCTGATAAGGACATTACTTACGGAGCAACGCATTATCATGCTAACTACGTAGATCCCGATTGGGCTTACAGTCTAAATAGAGTTGCCTATATAGGTGATCATGTATTTTATAAATGGAACTAATATGATTGAAAACAAGATATTAACTAAGAAAAGATTCTCTGAAGAAGTAGAGAATCGTATGGCTAAGGGACTAGAGGTAAGCTACATCGATGCTTGTATTAAGGTGTGTGAAGACCACCAGTTTCCTCCAGAAGATACTGGAAGGTTAATATCTCCCTCTCTTTATTCTAAGATTGAAGCTGAAGCAGCACGTTCTAATCTAGTAAAAACCCCTACTACTAATACAACTATGCTGCCTATATGAGAACTATGGAACCCTTTGAAGCCTTTAGTCTATACCAATCGATTAAGCTGCACTTTGAAAGTGACAGCTATGATGCTGTAAAATATAACTATAAGACCTCTGCTAAGCCACAATCGTTTTGGAAGAGGAAAGATAAGTACTTTTTTGCTAAGATTGGGAAACGATTTGATACAGCACCACAGCTAATATCATACTACGTATCCCACTTTATTACTGATAATAAGTGGATTGGCGATATGATATCAGACGATGGTCCATATGATAAATGGGTTAAAGTAAATCAGAGCCTTAGCTATATCTTTGAGCAAGATTTGTATAAGCTTGCAGAAGAGGTACAATCATTCGATGACTTGTTTAAGATCGAAGGTCATCCTAAGATTGTAGAGAAGTATATGCAGGGTGATATATCTCTTGAAACAGTAGTGATAATAAATAATCTCGTTGGCTTCTTAAGTAAAGCCGACAAACAAATTACGGAAACTATCGTGTGGCCTGATGTCTCACGGAAGATTCGTAAGTACGCCCCTTTTGTTAGGTGTGACCCAGACAGGATGAAAAAAATCATTCTTAAGGTGTTTACATCCTAACGAAAGTGTGGTATAATGTAGTCTATATTATGAGAAAGTGGATAATTCAGAAATACAAATAATACGGAGTAATACTATGTCATTCGCAGACCTCAAGCGTAATCGTTCATCAGCCATTTCAACACTTACTGCAGCAGCAGAACAGTCTGGTGGTGGACAGCAACAAAACAAAAGCTATGTAGACGATCGGTTCTGGAAGCCAACATCTGATAAAGCAGGTAATGGTTATGCAGTAATTCGATTCTTACCAGCTCCAGCCAACGAAGAACTCCCATGGGTTCGTTATTGGGATCACGGTTTCCAAGGTCCTGGCGGTCTTTGGTACATCGAAAGCTCACTCACTTCTATCGGTCAACAAGATCCAGTATCTGAAATGAATACTGTACTTTGGAACACCGGTCGTGATGAGGATAAGCAAATCGCTCGCGAGCGTAAGCGTCGTCTACATTATGTAGCGAATATTCAGGTTATCTCTGATCCAGCTAAGCCAGAAAATGAAGGTAAAGTATTCCTTTATAAGTTTGGCAAGAAGATCTTTGATAAAGTTATGGATGTTATGCAGCCACAGTTTGCAGACGAACAACCAGTTAATCCATTCGATTTCTGGGAAGGTGCAAACTTTAAGATTAAGATTCGTAAGGTAGATGGTTGGGTTAACTATGATAAGTCAGAGTTCGATGGCCAATCAGCAATCTCTCAAGATGATACCCAAATCGAAGCTATCTACAATAAGCTTTATAGCCTACAGGATTTTATGGATCCTAAGAACTATAAGACTTACGAAGAACTTAAGCAACGCCTAAACAAAGTATTGGGTGAAGCTCAGGTCATGACTACAGCAGAGTCTATCTCACTCGATGAGCCTGATAACGCCCCTCCATGGACTGATCCACTTGCTCCTGAAGTTCAGCAATCACCTGGTGTAGCAGTCTCTTCAGTAGATGATGATGCTGAAGATACTCTGAGTTACTTTCAGAAGTTAGCAACTCAGAGTTAATAGAAGAAGTAGAGAAAGGAGCCAAACGGCTCCTTTTTTTATGTGTGCTTAGAAACGGTTTGCAAATTCTATACGCATAAAATCATCCATGGATATACCCTGTGAGATGTTATTGGTTATAGCTGTAGCTGAGTTAACGTTCCCGCCTGATTTGCCACCACCACCGCCAGTAGCTTGAATAATAGTCATATTAGTCTGTGAAGCTGCCTCCGCTTTCTTATTCATCATGTCGTTAGTAGATGAGAGTACTGCTCCAGGTGTCGTAGTGGGCTCTATACGAGGTGCTAGAGGGGTAGATTCGGTGCTTTGTGAGATACGAGAAACCGATTCATCGTCATTACCTCGAATCATTCTTTGAGATCTTTCTGTAGCTGGTCTTGTTTCTAATACTGTTCCAGGTGTCTCTGCCTCAATACTTTGTCTTGTTTCTAATACTGTTCCAGGTGTCTCTGCCTCAATACTTTGTCTTGTTTC